GCCACAGAACAGTCCTCACATAGGGGAAAATCTCGCACAGGTACCTACGCATCTCTACACCGCTGTACTTAGCTCAGTACGCACACACTCGCACGGTTGCCACTGTGCTCATGGTGCTCACATCGTCGCCAGTCTTGTCAGCTATGAGCTTGCGTCCATCCCTGTACTTGCACTGCACTCCGCGCCCCGCCCTGAAGTCCGTCCCGTTACCATGCGCCTACGGCCTCACAAGTGCCTTCAACAGCACACTCGCTAGCAACGCTTGACTAGGGTTATCTGCCTAGCAGGAACGCGCTGTCTCTCATACCCATTTGGCAACAACGAGTAGACAGGCTTTAGCTGCCTTGGCACCTCAGCGTAGAGGCTTTGATTCGCCAGTGCAGCCGAGTCGCCACACTTGAGCGAAGTACAATGCCATCTGCCGTTTATACGGCCATCGGGTTTCCGTTTGCGCGGTGCTTCTCTACGTGGGTACCATGCGTCGAGTCCTGACCGCTGGCTTGTGCGAGTGTAATGCGCTGCAATTCAGCGCGTCTCGCTACTCCACAGAGTGTTGCCGCTGCTTTTCCATTGTTCTGCCACACTCACAGCTTGCTTAGGGCCGTTCACCTCAGCGCAGCGAGTCCTGCCCACGCTTCCGGCTGTGACGAGTTTCTGTTGCCCCAGGACATTCTGACCTACCGCTATGCGTCAGCACCGATCTAGCGAAGCAAGCGAATATCGCGCCTGCCTAACGACCACGACACCGTTGCGCTTTGCGAGAATGCCCAAATATGGGCACAAGGGCAGCACGAGAGCCGCCCCTGTGCACACTTTCGACACTCTCGCTATGCGCGAACGTACGCATTGATTCCGACGATGACTGGCTTCCCGTTGTAGTTCAGCACCGTCGCCTGATTCCCGTGTGTCGATGCGATAACGAGCGTCTTGCCGGATGCCGAACGTTTTGCCTCTTGCAACGGAAGCGTGAAGGTAATCGTGCCTGCCTTTTCGTCGATAATTGCTTTCATGGTGTTTCCCCTTTGTGCTGCTGCTACTGCCGCCTAGGCTGGCCTGCTAGTTAGCTTTTCGCTGCTGCTACTGCTGCGATGGCGAGCGAAAACTTTCGCGCCTTTGCAGAGCACGCGACGCGCCAACTCGCAAACTGTTGAAAACAAAAATTCCTAGTACTCACAGTACCCGCGAAAGTGACGAAAAAGGGCAATAAAAAGTGTCACCCGCGACAAAAAACGTCAGGTACTCATAGTACTCACATACGTACTAGTACTCTCACACGCCTGCGCCCGCACGCGCCCGTACGCATACGCACACCCGTACGCACCCATCGATGCCCATCCCCACGCGCACCCGCGCGCACCCGTACGTACGCACCCTCTCGGGCACCCCATCACACGCACGCGAGCGCCCCCGCGCGCGCACGCAGCTGCGGCGAATTTTTTCATCCTGCTACACGCCAGAATTTTTGGAGATTTTCTCGCTAAGCGTAGGTACCGGTACTAGGGGGGGGGTAGGGGTGAGGTGGGTACTAGTACTAGGTACGGAACCGGCGTACTAAGGCACGTACGGCGTCAATAAACACTTGCACTAGGGCGAGCACTGTTACTATCACGAACATACCGATAGTCGTCTCGAATTCACTGGTCATCGTCGTTCTCCTTTCCGGCAAGGTCGAAAACCGATATTACCTGCGCCCTACCGAAGTAGGTGCGAGGCTGCCACAAATACGCAGCCGACAAGCGGAACTTGTGCCACTTTTTCCACTGGCCGTTAGGATCGGCTGGTATAAACCAATGTTGGAAGATAATGCGCTGCCTTGCTACACGGGATAACTCGCTAAGTAAGTCGTGGTTCCACCGGAACACACCATTATAAGGTGGGTCGCAAAGCACGCTCTCGAAACTCTCATCCGCAAAGGGTAGGCGTGCGCCATCACAAAGCACGTCCGGGGTACATCTTTTATCGTTATCGCACCTCACGTCGCCTAGGTGACTAAACCCTGCGCACACGTGCAGCGATTGCGGAATAAGTAGCCCCTCGAGGACCACACTAATTTCTTCCGGCCATAGCACCTTAGCGACGGTGTATAAATGTCGCGTACCAGCAAGAGGCACAGCGCCTTTCGTCTTTTCGATACCTGGTTGGTTTTTATAGGTGACGGTAGGCATTTAGTCTTTATCGGACGCTAGCGGGTGGTCCTCGCCATCGCGGGTCCACCAGTCGCACAAATACTTCGGGTCGACACCTTTTTCGTCCGTCTCGGTTGAGCGCATGATCTCACAGGTAGTCAGGCCGTCAACCACCCGCTCAAAGAAATGCGCACAGTTCTGGCAGCGTTGTTCACTACCGCGCGGTGCTTTGCGATAGCCGACCTGCTCAGGGGTAAACTTACGAGGGCGCTCGGCGATGATCTTGTCGTACTCAGCTTTGTCGATCACTCGTGGCGCTCCACCTGCGGGCGATTAGGCCACCTTGCCGCCTGCGCCTTCTTCACATTCACCATGCACGACGCGAGCTTGCGTTGCGACTTCGACCTACCACCGATAGCACCGATGCGAGCCATACGCGCTTTGCGAGCTGCAATCTTCGCGTCAATCACCTCACGCAACAAAGCTAGTTGATTAGGGTCCATGCTTTGCGATACTCTCACCGTATGTTCACCCCGTCAAGAGAAAAGGTCGAAGCTGCCCAGCGTTACCTCGATGAGGTGCGCTCGCGCGTGCGTGGCTGGAAAAACACTCGCGGCAAAGGTGGCGGTCGCCAGCGCACCGGCAAACCTCTATGGCGCCAAATCCCTCACAAGTGGCACGGCGAAGCTAACGCTCAGCTCGCGCGCCTCATCGCAAAATACTGGCGCGAACACGGTCACGGCCCCTCACAACAAAAGCATGCCTCGCTTATCGGCAACGTGGTGTGGACCATCCGCAACTGCCGCATGTCGAACCACTACCACTCACGCATCTGGAAATTCTGGAACGCGCGCATGGTGGTCGACGCCTCGAAGCACATTCGCAACCCACAAGACCGCCGTGGCTTCACCCCGCGCACCGCAAAGGCACGCTCCTCGCAAGGCTCCCTGGCAGGCATCTAGCAAAGCGCTTGACACTGCCCTCTGTGTGAGCGTACCTTCACACACATGGACATCCCCAAGTGCCCCAATGCCAAGCGCGGCACCTGCGAACGCAACGACCCAGTCATCTTGAGCGACGCTGGTGACCACTGGCAATTCGGCTGCCGTACCTGCCGCTGCGGTTATATCGTCACCAAACCAGTCGGCAAAGGCCGCGCGCAACACGAGCTGGACATGAAACGCCGACGCGAACTAGCCATGACCCCGCGCGACCGCCGCGTGTTCTACGCACCCACACGAGGCTGGGCCGCTTGAAGCGAACGCCTACACCTGTGCGTGTTGGACTTTGTAAAATAAAGTACTCTACAGGAGCCGCCCGATGACCACCGCCGACATCGCTCCCGCAATCCGCAAGCCACTCACCGAGGAACAAAAAGACGCCCTACGCGCCCGCCTCGCTGTCGCCCGCGCCAAGCGTAGCGAACTAGCCAAAGCAGGTAAACTCAAAGGCCGTGCGCGAAAGGTGCGGCCCATCGCCCCAACCCCCTCCACTCCCATCGCCGCCGAAACCTTCACCAAATGGACCGATGACGAGTGGCGCGCCTGCCCTTACAAGACCGCCCTCCAGCGCCTCATCGACCTGCACGAAGACCGCGAACGCGGCGTAGTGCTCGTAACCCAGCGCCAATCGCAAGAACACATCGCTCCCGTCTACTCCTGCATCGTGTGCCACAAAGCCGTCCCAGACGGACGCTGGATATGGAAAAACGACCGCCGCGACCCCATCACCGGCCTGTTCACCAGCGATGTCCTGTGTAGCCAAATCTGCCACGAACGATTCAGCAACAACGTGCGATACTACATGGACCGTGCGAAGGGTGTGGCATAGCGGTACCCACCTGTGAACCTCCGCAACGCCATCACGCTTCTCGCCCGCCTAAAAATCAAGCACCGCGACACTGGCCGCACCGTGCCCTTCCGCCTGAATACCAACCAAGAAAAAGCCATGCGCGAATTGCAGGAACAATACGACGAAATCGGCATGATCAGGTGCATCATCTTGAAAGCGCGCCGCGTCGGCATGTCCTCGCTCATGGACTCGCTCGGCCTCCTGCACTGCCTGCACCGCCCGCAAGCCCACGCAAAAATTGTCGCCCATCTCCAGTCCACCGCCGAAGGTCTGTTTCGCGTCCCACGCGATCTCGTCGGAGGTCTCCCTTATGGAAAAACCGTTGTCGACGTGCGCACCCGCCGCATCATCGTCCCTCACCCCGACGGGGATAGTATCCTTGACATTTCGACAGCAGGTTCTGTCATCGGTGGACGCGGCCTTACGCTATCATTTGTGCACCTGTCCGAGGCCGCTTTCTTCCCTGGAGAAGACTCCTTCCTGTCCCTGCTCCCGGCAGTTAGCGACGGTGACGACACCTTCGTCGCCATTGAGTCAACTGCGAACGGCCGTGTCGGCCCTGGTAAAGCTTTTTATGACTTCTGGAATAGCGCAGTCGCTGGCAAAAACGGATACGTCCCCATCTTCCTCCCCTGGCTCGACGACCCCGCCTGCGTGCGGCCCAGTGAAGAAGCAAGCGATGCCCCTGCCAATGACATCGAGCGAGAGCTTATGCGCGATTTCAAAGCCAGCAAAGCCCAAATAGCCTGGTTCCGCCGCACCCTCGAAGACAAGTGCCAAGGCATCCTGCCCAAAATGATGCAAGAGTACCCGCATTCCCCGGAAGTTGCCTTCATCGCATCAGGCGACCCGGCATTCCCGCGAGAGGAGATCATCTATGTACGCTCGACCGTCGAGAAACCAATCAAACGAGGACGCGTCCGCTGGGACGGCAACGTCAACCGCGTCGTTCTCGAAGAAGTCCGAGGAGGCTTACTACACATTTGGCGCCTTCCCGAACCTCGTCACTACTACTACATCGGTGCCGACGCCGCTACCGGCCTTCAGCAGTCCGAAGAAAGCCTGGCCGAATACGCCACCGGAGACTTCGCCGCTTACGTGGTCTTCGACGGGACCACAGGCGAGTTGGTAGCGCGCTACGCCGACCGCATCCACCCCGAGCACCTTGCCGAACAGCTCTACCACATCGGCAACTTCTACAACAAAGCTATGATCAACATCGAGCTGACCGGTAACCTAGGCCGCCACGCTCTCAAAGTGCTGCGCGACCACCTCGGCTACAACAACTTCTACCTGTGGAAAGGTAAAGACGACCGTGCCCCCGGCCGCAAATCGGCCATGCCGCTCATCGGCTGGGAAACCACCAGCGTTAGCCGCCGCAAACTATTCGACACCTTCCGTGCCGGTATCCGCTCCGGCATGCGTAACGAGGAGGGTGGCTTAGCCATCTACGACGATGCCATCGTGCAACAAATGGACGCTGCAACGTTTCGCGAAGGTTTCCGCTGGGAAGTCGAGTACGGCCATGACGACATCCTGTTTGCCGGTATGCTCGCCGTTATCGCCCTCTCGCAGTGGCCCCCACCGCGCATCACCAACCGCTCGCGCAAACCGGACATCGACGAAGGCCAGACCTATTCACCACTGAACGCCCTCGGCATCCGGCCACAAGAACCAGTCGAACACTCCCTGCGCAATCACTACCGCCTCACCATGAAAGCCATGCGCCTCGCCTCTGGCAAACCCGGCGCAGGTCTTGATGGCATCTAGCACCACTCAGGAGAAAACATGCCCGCACATAGCCGCCCAAACACCACGCCACTCGACGCTTACCTTGGCCGCATCCTGCTTGCCGCCGTCAAACAAGCCGGAGGCGAGCTACGCATCCCCTGCGCCGCCATCGACAGCGTCGACACCGAAG